CCTCTTAACATTTGTGCCAAACCTACAACTGGTTTGCCAACCAAGCTATCACTTGGTTCAGAACCAGACACTGGACCTAAACCTATTTCAAGTTTTAAACCAATATGACCCATAGTAAAAAGAGCAGCCTTTTTTTCTGCACCTTGAAGGTCTTTGGCAATCACAACAAAAGATTTTATTTTCTTTGTATTGGGATTTATAGAAGAAAATTTATATTTTCGCATTTGAACCTCTTTTTGTTTACATATACATACTACCATATAAGCCAATATCTGTCAACAATTTATTTACAAATAAAAGGTGTAAAAACTGCTGTCAGTCGCTACACAAAAATAAATACTTCACCATTCAGAATTTATGCTGTAAATATACATTTGACATAATAGGCGAGGATAAAATGAGTAAAGCGGAAGCCAAGTCTGGTGGAAGCGCAAAACGTGGCCCGAAAGCACCCTCTAAACCATTGAATGACGAGGACTTTTTGCGTTTACTTAATATGGTAAGGATACAATGCACACAGATAGAAATATGCAGTATTCTTGGTATGTCAGACACCACACTAAATAGAAGATTAAAAGATAGAGGATACGAAAATTTTGAAGACCTCTATAAAAGGCACAATGACGAAGGCAGAATGTCACTTAGGCGTATGCAATGGCAAGCGGCTGAAGGCGGTAATACTTCAATATTAATTTGGCTTGGTAAACAATACCTTGGTCAAAAAGATAAAGCCGAAAGCACTGTATCAGGTGAGCATGTACACGCTTATAAGTGGTTAAGCGATGACAGTTAGAACAATTAAGTATAAACCAAGGTCATTAATAAAATCTTACCATACGAGAACAGAACGTTTCGCCATCATCGTTGCGCACAGAAGGTTTGGTAAAACTGTTGCTGCGATTAATGATTTAATAAAAGATGCTTTAACAATTCCAAGGCCAAATGTTAGAGTTGCGTACATTGCTCCGTACTACAGACAAGCAAAAGCAATAGCGTGGGATTATCTTCTAGAGTATACTAGAGATATTGAAGGCGTAGAATATAATGTTGCAGAATTACGTGCAGATTTTCCGAATGGTGCAAGATTTAGATTATTTGGTGCTGATAACCCCGACAGTTTGCGCGGATTATACTTTGACCATGTTGTGTTGGACGAACCTGCCGACTTTCCACATCGTGCATGGCCTACTGTTATAAGACCATCACTTGCAGATCGTAAAGGTAAAGCAACATTTATAGGCACACCAAAAGGTAGAAACCAATTTTACGATACTTTTGTTGCAGCTAAGAATGATCCCAATTGGCTTTCATTAATGCTTAAATCGTCAGAAACAGGCATTTTAGACGAAGAAGAATTAAAAGAAGCTAAAAAGGCAATGGGGGAGGATAGATTTGAACAAGAGTTTGAGTGTAGTTTCGAAGCCGCAATACAAGGTTCATATTATGCCGCAGAATTAAAAACAGCGGCACAAGAAAATAGAATAAGAGTTGTACCTTATGATCCGTCTGTTGGTGTAACTACCGCATGGGATTTAGGAATTGGTGACAGTACAGCGATATGGATGGCGCAGTTTGTTGCGCAAGAGGTTAGATTAATAGATTATTATGAAAACTCTGGTGTGGGGTTGGATCATTATGCAAAAGAACTCAGTAGTAGGGGGTATCACTACTCTAGTCACATCCTACCCCACGATGTGCAAGTTAAAGAACTTGGCACTGGCAAGTCAAGGCTTGAAATATTAGGCACATTAGGTTTGACAGACATTACAATCGCACCAAAACTAAGTATTGAAGATGGAATACAATCAGCAAGGTCAATGCTTAACAGATGCTGGTTTGATGCAGAAAAGTGCGAGAGAGGCGTAGAAGCATTAAAGCAATATCGTAGAGAATTTGACGAAAAGCTCAAAACGTGGAGAGGTAGACCTTTACATGATTGGACATCACACGGGTCAGATGCATTTCGATATTTAGCGGTAGGTAGGCAAGAAAACAAAAATTGGGGTGAACCTATAAGAAGAAATTTGCAAGGAATAGCATAATGTGCTAATTTAATTTTAACAGCAGGAGGTTATCGTATGGCAAAAAAGAAAAAACCTACTAAAAAGAAAGGCTTGTACGATAATATTCATGCTAAAAGGCGCAGAATAAAAGCAGGAAGTGGTGAGCGCATGAGAAGTGCAGACGATCCCAAAGCTCCTTCAGCAAAAAATTTTAAAGATGCTGCAAAAACAGCCAAGAAACCCAAAAAGAAAAAGAAGGCTAAAAAATAATGGCCAAAGGTGTAAAGCATTATTTCCGTGATGGCACAGAGCATAAAGGTTCTTTGCATAAAATGCCAAACGGTCAAGTTCACTCTGGTAAATCACACGGTAAAACCAGTAAACGATTGTTTCACTTTGGTGATTTAAGTGCGACAGCAAAGAAAAAAGCAAAAAGGAGCAAGTAATGTACGGTAAAAAGAAAAAAGGCAAGAAAAAGTAATGCCCCATGTTTCTGGTCATAATCCTTCTGCAATATCAAATTCGTTGCGCCCTAGAATAAGACCTAAACGTAGAGATGTTAATTCTGTTGTGCGTGAAGGCGAAAGAGCATCACCTGTTATGGGTTCGCGTGATCCTCAAGGTAGAATTGGTGTTGCAGGTCCTAAAGGTGGTGGCGAGGCGGCTACAGCTCGCGTTGAAGTAGGTAGTGACATTTACAACCAGTATAATAACGATGGCAGATACGGTTATTATAACGACCAAGGGTATTATGTGCCTGCCGATATTGATATGCGAGACGGTGGCGGTGCTGATGCCAACGATACTTTTTTTGAAGGCGGTGGGTTTTTATCACTGCTTGGTAACATTGCAAAAATAAGGCCATATGGTCAAAAAGATACACCTCGTGAGCAAATAGGTTTCAGAAACGTTGCAGATATGTTTGATCGTGGAGGTCCTCAACACAGTGGCGGTGAATACAGAGGCGGTATGCAAATAAGTATGTTGGGAAATTTGGCAGATCAAATTGGTGGAATAGACCAAGGTACAAGAACTAGATATAATTACGATACTACACCTACTGCGGTACAAGATGTTAGCTCTGTTGCGAGAGACCCAGAACCAAGCGCTATTTCAATGTACGCATTAAAAGGTGACCAACGTATTCCTATGAATGTAGCCGCAACTAGAGAAGTTGCATTACCTGCAATAGAGGCAGGCGTTGAACCTTTATACGCACGAAATAGAGTTTTTTCTTTTCAAGATCGGCAAGCCGCAATAGATGCCTTAAAGCGCAAGGGTAAGAACTTCGAAAATATGATGAAAGACGACCCTGCGGAAGCAGAAGAATTAATACAAGAAGCCATGAGAATGCAAATACCAACAGGGGTATAAGTTGGCTGATAAAAAGAAAAAAGACGCTAGGTTAGAAAAGGCAGGGGTTTCTGGTTATAATAAGCCAAAAAGAACGCCAAGCCACCCGACAAAATCACACGTTGTAGTTGCTAAAGAAGGCGAAAAGGTAAAGTTAATAAGGTTTGGTCAGCAAGGTAAAACTGGTGATAAAACAATGACAAAACGTGCAAAGTCATTTAAAGCAAGGCACGCAAAGAATATAAGAAAAGGCAAGATGTCTGCCGCGTTCTGGGCAAATAAGGTTAAGTGGTAATGAGCATAATTGACTATCTGCGTGATTTTAACAGCCCACAAGCAGGTCAAAAAAGACGCGAATTTTTAGAAAAGATGTTTGATTTTGAGGAATATGTTCCACCAAATCTACGTGCGCCTACACAATTCGTATTAGATGCCAACCCAGTAACAGGTATGGGTAATTCTGTAACAGAAAGTCGTGTTGCGTTTGACCCTAAAAGATCAGCTGATGAACGTAAACGTGCAGGCATTAACATGATGATGGAAGTCGGGCTAGCGGCGGCACCTGCAGTTCTTGGCAGAATGGGGTATTTAACACCACCAGTCGCACTTGCAGAAACCTTTGCGGCACCCACTCCGACTAGCGAAGGTATTAAAGATGCAACAACAGGTTTGATATCAGATTTACAATATGGCGCAAGGTCAATAGCTGAAGGCAATCCGCGAGGAGTTTTAGAAGCATTTCAAAGCGGTGGGCAACCAACATCATTAAGTGCGGCTACCATTGGTAGTAATATGGGACCACCATTAGACATTATTCAGTACTCACCAACACTTCAAGCGGCAGAAAATTTAACGCAAAATAAAGGCACATTTGAGCAAATGAAATCTATGCTTTTAAAAGGCGGTGGCAAAGAAGAGGAAATGGACTGGAGTGGTTTTAATAAGCAATTTAGAAATGATAAAATAGTTACCAAAGATGACATAGTAAGATATTTTACAGACCAAGATGTACGCTTAAACACAGAGGTATTAAAATCAGGTAGAGGTGAAACATCATCTTTTGATCCAGAAGATGTTGACAGAGTTTTTGAAGGTATATTTGACCAAATGTTAACAAGGTTTGAAGTCCACCGAGATAGAAATAACCCACAACAAGGAATGTACGACCCAATAGAAGAAGCTATAAAAGATGGTTTTGGTAACGTTAATAATATGCCTGCCGAAGAAATTGTTCAGAATGGAAACGTGCGTTCATTAGATGTAAGGCAAACAGCCGAAAAATATGGCGCTTATGATATGAACCCAGACGATTATAGTGATTTAGATATAGCAGAAATGGCTGCCGAAACAGGAATGTCGGTAGACGAAGTTAGTAAAATAATTAAAAGTGGTAATGGTTTTTATTTTGAAGGTGACGAAGGACTTGAAATATTTGAAGATGGTTTGGCATTTCTAAAAAAATATGAGCTTAATTCCTATAATCAAACAATAGATGTTGCAAGGCGTTCTATGTTTGAAATGTTTCGAAATGACCCACCAGACTTTATAAATCAAACTATGACAAATGATGCACCGCCTTTTGGTTTAGGCCAAATTGGTCGTGGTGATTATTACCCCGAAGGTGCCAATTATTTAGACGAAGGCACAACACAGTTTAGTCAGTATTTTCCAAGTGGAGCTTCAAACTATACAGAAACAGTATTTAGATATAATCCTGTGACAGATGAAATAGAAGACCTGCGTTTTGTTAGTAGTAAAGGGCATTTTCCAAACAAAGAAGGCCAAATAGTACATTCTAGAGTGGGCGATTACAAAATAAAAACAGGGCTTACAAATAACGAAACAGATAATGTTAGATATATTGGAGAAGTTCAATCAGATATTGGGCAAAGTATTCAGCAAATGAAAAGAGCAGGCGACGATAGAGGAAAAGCCGCAAATTACGAAGAAACAGCACTTATGCCTAAATTAGTCCAAGCCAGTATGGCAGATAACAGTGCCAGAAGTTTTGAAAGATTTGGTGGTAATGCAGGTATGACGGTAGACTATGAATTTGAAAATATGGCGCGAGATTTTATAGAGACAACACAAAGGCTATCAAATTACGGTGTTAGAGGAGCTTTAGATTATTCGCCAGAACCAATAAATATTTTAACAGATAATTTATTGGCTCATAATTTTCTTCTTAATCAAAGGGGCGTAAATAACACAGCCATGCATGCTGATCCCTATAAGTTGCCCAAAAGAAACTATAAAGAGCTTGGTTTAGATTTTAACAAAATGGATCATACTGATATTTTAGACATTTTGTATGGTGTTAGAAAGCCCAAAAACGACGCGGAACAAGAGGCTTTTTCTTTTTTAATGGACGATTTTAATAACAACACACAGCCAGAATTTCTAAAACAGCTTGATAAATTAAACAAAATAGAGCCATCGCAAGGGTTTCACATTTCAACATTTATGGACATGGTTCCGTTGTTAAGTGACTTCAAAGCATATAATAATTTTTTACATACTGGTCATAAACCAAATATAAGTTCAGACTTAGCAATGGATTTAAGTCAGCCACTAACTGATATTTTTGAAGATTTAGACTTTAGAACATTAGAAAAATATGGCGATAACGTGCGAGAGGCTCAAGTTGATAAAATTGCAGAAATGAACAGATTTGCAGAGGCAAGAGCAGGTGAAGTAAATATTCAACGTAGTGGCACTCCAATGTTACAAATGGCAGGACCGACTGCAAAAAACGAAAAACAGTGGGCACCATATGTTCTTCGCCACGAAATTACAAAAGCTGTAAACGATGATGTTGATGTCGTTGCAATTCCATTTAGTAAAAAAAGTATAGCTAAAGCAGGTGGATTAAGTGCAACAGGGGTAAAAGATGGTTCTGTTAAATATTACAGAGAAAATTTAGTAAATTATTTAAGTGATATATTTAAAAAATTTGACCCAAAATTTGCCAAACAAATAAAAGAAGATATTGCAAGTGGTGAATTTGGTTTAAAAACAGAAGGTGAAACAGCAGTAGGTTTTAGGTTAACAAAAGAAATGAAGGATAAAATACGAGCCGTTGGCGTTCCAACTTTCGGTGTTGCAGGGGGTATCGGTTTAACAGATTATATGCTACAAGACGAGCAGCGACAGCAGCCAAATAGTCTATTGGGAGGCATTTGATGCCATTAAGTAATTATACAGAACTCAGGGCAAGCATTGCAGATACGTTAAACAGAGACGATTTAACAAATGCAATTCCAGATTTTATTACACTTGCAGAAGCACAATTAAATAGAGATTTAAGGCATTGGCAAATGGAAGACAGGGTTATTGCAACCGCTGACAAACAATATTTAAGTTTACCAAATAATTTCATAAGTCCAATTAGAATAACTATGACTGCAAGCCCAACACATACTATGGAATTAATAAGTCCTTTCGCTATTTCAAAATTGCGTATGGAAAACTCTGATACCTTGGGGCGACCTGAGTTTTACGCTGTGGTTGATGGTTCCTTTGAATTATACCCAACACCAGATGCAGATTATATAGTTGAGCTTGTTTATTATGAAAACATACCTGATATAGCCTCAAATACCACAAACTGGCTTTTAACAAATTACCCTGATGCTTATTTGTATGGTTCACTGCTTCACAGTTCGCCATATTTACAAGAAGACCAGAGAGTAGCAGTCTGGAATACGTTGTATCTAAACGCTGTTTCTGCTATAAATTTAGAAGGAGAGCGAGCTAGAACATCGGGTTCGGGCCGTAGAATACAAATTAGGAGCTACTAAATGGCAAGTTTTACTAAAGTAAATGACTTTGTGGTTAATCTGGCAAACGCAATGGATATGAACGCTGACACGTTCAAAGTTGCGCTCTGTGCAACTGATCCAACGGCTGGAACAAATGCGGCTGCGGATGGAAATGGAGTTTTGGCAAATGTTACAGAAATTTCATATACAAACCTTTCTGCAAGAACATTAGCAAATGTTACAAGCACACAAACAGGCGGCACTTACAAATTATCGGCTGATGATTTGGTGTTGACTGCATCAGGTGGTTCTGTCGCAGCATTTCGATATGTTGTTATCTATAATGACACACCGACATCTCCTGCCGATCCGATTGTGGGTTATTATGATTATGGCTCATCATTAACCTTAAATGATGGTGATACTTTTACAATAGATATTGGAACAAACGGTATCTTAACATTAACCTAGTAGGAGCGCATCATGGCAAAACTTTTTAACAGGGCCAAGATGAATACAGCCACTACTGGTAGCGGAACCGTTACATTAGGAACGGCTGAAGCAGGGTTTCAAACTTTTGCCGATGCTGGTGTTGCTAACAGCGATGTGGTTCAATATGTTATAGAAGATGGTTCTAATTGGGAGATTGGAACTGGTACTTATAGCTCTAGTGGAACAACTTTAACACGTTCCCCATCTGAAAGCAGTGGTGGCGGTGGTGCAATTACATTAAGTGGTGCCGCAAAGGTTTCTATTACTGCAATAGCTGACGATTTTAAAAGGCTACAATTAGCAGGAGTGACAAAAGCTGAAGCTGTTTCTGGCGGCTTAGATGTTACTGGTAATATTACAGTAACAGGAACGGTGAAACACGATCAAGATAATGCTTCTGCTTCTGGTGGCACTTTAACATTAGACCTATCTGCATCTAATAACTTTTATGTTACCATATCAGCAGCAACTACATTTGCATTTAGCAATAAAGATGCAGGGCGTTTTGGAAATATTATTATAAAACAAAATGGCACTGGTGGTTACAGTTTTACGCTTCCTGCGGAGTGCAAAACTCCAGTAAACGGAGCATCAATAGTTCAGTCTACAGGCGCTAATGAAGTGTCGATACTGGCATATTATGTTTTAGATAGTTCAAACATTTTAGTCAATTATATTGGTGACTTTGCATGAGCCTTGGTTTTTTAGCCAGCAAAAAAGAATTTTCCACTTCGTTTACCACGACGTTCGATACGACTTTCGCAACTTCACAATCAACAACAACAACATTTTCTACTTCAGCATCTACGACCACAACTTTTTCAACATCTAAATCTACAACTACTACATTTTCAACATCTCATTCTACGACTACAACTTTCAGTACATCACATTCGACAACAACGACTTTTAATACATCGCACTCAACGACAACTACCTATGGAACGTCACACTCTACAACGACAACTTTTGGCACATCCAGAACAACATATTATACCACAACGTATTCAACCAATAATGCTTATGGTGCTTATCAATATAATACAAGCACTCTATATACTTGGATACAGCAGTCAAACGGTATCCAAAACAATGTGTGGTGGAATAATACTTCTGTTAATTCGACCTTAAATTATGGAGGACCGAATGTATCATATTTTTCAGTAGGTGGGTATGATTATGAAATGGGTCCATTACAATATAACGGTGGGTTTTTTCTTTGGCATTCCGTAAGAAGGAGAACATCAGGCTCTTATAACACTTCACATTCGACATCCAGAACAACGTATTTTAATACTTCGCGCTCCACAACAACATCTTATAATACTTCACATTCCACAACGACAACTTATAGTACATCTAGGTCTACAACCACAACGTATAATACGTCTAGATCAACGACAACTTCATACAATACAAGTAGGTCAACAACTACAACTTTTAACACTAGCAGATCAACAACAACAACATTCAACACATCTAGGTCTACCACGACAACTTTTAATACAACTAGATCAACTAGCAAAACAACATCAAGGATAACATCGTTTTATGAGTGATTTAAGTTTATCAGTAGACAGTGCAGTTTCAAAATCGCTGTGTGGAAATGCAAATGCCATGATAGATTTTAAGGATGGGAAATTTTCTGATAAAAAAGATGCAACTTTTTTAAATGAAAAATATTGGCCTCTTTTTGAAGTTGAGATGTATGTCAAAGAATTAGCTAAAAAATATGATATAGAAATATCTTTTGACGTAACCGCCAAAGAAGATTTATATTTTAAAACTATAAATTACACGACCTATGCAGGGTTTTTTATTTTACATCCTTTGTGCTTTGAACAATCGATGCGACAAATGATGGATGCTTATGCTGATAATTGTAAAATCAAAAATGGTGGCCACATTGGTTATGTTAAGAAATCTATAGCAAAAAACAAAAATTTTTCTAAATACAATTTTGTACAGACAAAAAATCAAAAGCCAAAAGATGTTTTAGTCGTTTTAACTGGCGGTAATAAACTAAAAAAACATTCATGTGTCGGTAAACTAAAATCTATTATCGAAAAACACGGAAAAGAAAATGTGTTGTTTAAAAAACATCCAATATCTGAAAACGATATTTATGAAGAATTAAGCGAA